AGCGCTGTCGCTCCGAATTGTCCAACGGAGCTTTGGCGACATTCTGTAGCCGGTCAGGGGTGATCAGCGACTCAGGGTGCGAGGGTTCGATTCCCTCACAGCGCACGAGAAAATAGAATACTGAGTCCGACGCCCGCTCTCATATAGAACGGTAAGTGTTGGAAAAATAGATTCCAGCTCACATGCGGTTAACAAATTCCTAAAGTCCGTGGACGTGTGAGCTGGAACCAAATGTGGCCCTCGCTTTATTGGCGCTGTGTCATATCGGGGAGCGCACGTGCTGAGACCACGCCCCGGTATGAGTGGTGGTTGCTCACTACACACGACAATGCGTTGGGTCCGAATAAAGAAAAGAGCCGGGGACACGCGCCTATCAGCGTTGTGTCCCCGGCTCGCTTTATGCTACTCTCCCTGATATGGGATTTCACGAATTGATTCAGCAGGGGCGTGAGCCCGGCGAAAACGGTTTGCCAGAAAACTATTTCGATAGTCTCTCAGCAGAATTCGATCAGACCGCACAGGCGCATGAGGCGCGTATGCGTGAGCTTGCCGAGGGATTCACCGCAAAGGAATCTAGCTATCAGGCTGAGATTCAGGCGAGGGATTCAGAGCTGCAACGGTTGAAGATGCAGAATTATGATTTGCTCATGTCGTCGCCGAGTGATGGCACGGGGAATCAGCAGCAGGGCGATGAGGACAACGGTCCTCAGGGTGTAGATTCTCTTTTCGAATAGGAGCAAAGTAAATAATGGCTGTCGATATTAAGACTCTGAAGAGCGTCAATAATGATGCTGTTCTAGACGCTATCCGAGCTGATGCGTCGCTGGATTATCAGCGACGTATTCCCGCTGCAACTGAGGCGGGAATTGCCAATACCGTTAAGGCTCTTACTTCCTACCGTGCTGGTTGGAATGAGTTTGTTGACGCACTTGTCAACCGTATTGGTCTCGTGATTAGCCGTAACACCAACTGGCAGAACCCGCTGAGCGAATTCAAGCGGGGACTTTTGGAGTTTGGTGACACGATTGAAGAGATTCAGGTTGGGCTGTTGGAAGCTCATGTGTATGACCCTGACCGGGAATATATGGAAAAGGATCTCTTTGGCACCGAGCTTCCTTGGGTTCAGTCGAATTTCCACAAGGTTAACCGACAGAACTTTTACAAGATTTCCATTAATGAGGATTTGCTGAAGCGAGCTCTCATTAATGAGGGGCAGCTTATGCGGTTTGTCTCTCAGCTTATGGAGTCTCCGAGCACGTCCGATCAGTGGGACGAATTCCTTTTGTTCTGTGGACTGTTCAGTAAGTATGAGGGTAGTGGCGGATTCTATAAGGTCCACGTTCCCGATGTTGCGAACTTCGATTCTGACAGTGAAGATGCCAAGTATTCACTTCGGAAAATGCGCGCAATGGCTGATACGCTGAAGTTTGTCAGCACTAAGTACAATCCTGCGCGTATGCCCACGTTCGCTAAGCCTGAAGAGCTTTGCCTCTTTGTGACGCCTGAGTTCAATGCCGCGATTGATGTTGAGGCATTGGCAGGAGCGTTCAATATGGATAAGGCTCAAATGCACGGGCGAGTTATCCCGATCCCTAAGGATCGTTTTGGTATTGAGGGTTGTCAGGCGATCATGACGGTAAAGGATTTCTTTGTTGCCGCTGATCAGGTTTTCGACACAACCTCTCAGTACAATCCTGTTGCGCGTCAGACTAACTATTTCCTTCACCGTTGGCAGGTTGTGAGCGCTAGCCGGTTTGTTCCGGCTGTTATGTTCACTACGGGCGAGGATGATGAGGTTGTGGTGATTGCATTGTCTGTGACTTCGGTGTCTACGCCTACGGCAACGGACCCGACCACGGGTAACACCACCACAACGGTTCAGCGTGGACAGATTTATCAGCTTGACTCCACGGTTACTATGTCGGATGCTTCCACGGGCGCCGTGTCGTGGAGTGTTACGGGCGCAACGTCTACTAAGACATATGTCTCTAGTACCGGTGTCCTCCACGTTGGCGGCGATGAGGGCGCAAGCTCGCTGAGCATTGTGGCCCGTTCGGTCTACATTGACCCGAACAACACGCGCAAGGATGCAACAGCCTCCACGGCTCTCAGCCTGACGGTTGCTGGCCCGGTTGTTCCTGAGTGGCCCGAGCAGGCTAACGCTATTACCGGTATCACCGTTGATGGTGTGGCTGTCCCGAGCTTCAGCGCAGGGACCACTACCTACGGAACTAGCCCGTCCTCGCCCGTGATGGTTCTGGAAAGTGGTTCCACGGTTACTAAGTCCAAGGTTGTTGCGAATGTCAATGGCTCTGGTGACACCAACGTGACCGTTACCGGCTCTCAGAGTGCGGGCTACACAGTTACTGTGGAATTCGACCCCGGTACGGGTGCGTCCACGACGTACACCGTTTATGTTGGAGTTGCGCCCTGAGCCTAGCGCAGCTTTAGCAGATTCCTTCACCGGAGGAAGGTGGCCGGTCCTGTATACTCATACAGGACCGGCCATTCTTATACATACAGAATAGGATGCAGGGATATGACTGTTATTGAATCGCCGAACAGATACGATGGGCGGATATCTTCAATTCGTCTGATTGTCATTCACGATGGTGAAACGCAGGAATCAGGTACTGCTGCTGAGGGAATGGCGAATTGGTTTTCCCGATCTAGCACACGGGCAAGCTCTCACACTACCCACGATAGTAATTCTGATATTCGCTGTGTCTATGATGATGATACGGCATGGTGCGCGCCCGGTGCGAACGCTGATGGGCTACATTTGGAATTGGCTGGGATTGCGGCGCAGACACCTGCTGAATGGGCCGACCCTTATTCCATTGCCACAATGAAACGTGGAGCTTCACAGGCAGCAGAGTGGTCATTGAAGTATAACATTCCTCCGCGCTGGTTGACTGATGCTCAGTTGGCCGATGGTGTCACTAAGGGTTTCACCACTCATGTTCAGGTGACTAGGGTTTTCAAGAGGTCCAACCACACCGATCCTGGTAAGAGCTTTCCTTACGAAACCTTTATGGCCTTTGTCATTGGCTACATTACCGGTAAGGTTCCCGCACGACAGGTCCCGCCGGTTAAGCGCGCAAGTGTTCAGGTTCCGAGTTTTCACAGGGTTTTGCGTTACGGCTCAGCCGGTCCTGATGTAATTATTCTGCAAAAGCGTTTGCGTGCCCGTGGTTGGCGAATTGCCGTGGATGGTGATTTTGGACCGGTGACCCGTAAGATTATTATTGCTTTTCAGCGAGAAAAGGGACTCGGAATTGACGGCATTGTGGGTCCGGTAACGTGGCGTAAGCTGTGGACCGCACCGGTTACGCGATAAGGAATTTGATATGACTAGTCAGATTCAGACGTTGCCCGATGGCAGTTCCTTTGGGCTAGAATTCAATTACGCTGTGTGGACAGCGGGAACTACAGTTAGATTGTCCAATGTTCCGTGGAATTCGGATTACCGGGATATTGTGAGGTTTTCATCTCAGGCAGCCTTGGATTCATATTTGGGTGGTTTGGAGTCACCAAGCTTCACATTCTCCAATATGACTTATGCCAAGCCCGGTACACCGGTTAGGGTTAATCTTCCGTTTAACACGGTGTATCGGTTTAACTATTTGCGCGCCACCAATTCGGCTCAGCCGGTTCCCGGCACCGATACTCCGCGAACGTTCTACTATTTCATTACCGATGTTCGCTATATTGCTCCCAACACTACGGAGCTTCAGGTTCAGCTAGACGTGTGGCAAACCTTCAACCGCGATGTGACCATTGGGAATTGTTTTATTGAGCGCGGACATATTGGTATTGCCAATGAGGACCAATTCGATGATCACGGACGCACATATCTTACGGTTCCTGAGGGTTTGGACGTTGGGAACGAATACACTATTGCCGGAGCGTATGAGCACGCTATAGCTGATAGTAAGGTGGGCGGTGAGGGCTATTCGGTTTTGGTTGCTAGCACCACATCGCTCAGACCCCCATATGGTGATGTAACCAATCCAACATTGACGTCAGCTAATGGAAGCAATTTCGAATTGCTACCTAATGGCTGTGAAATGTATTACTTCAAGCTCCCAGCAGATTTTTACCAATTCATGTATTTCATGGCTGATAAGCCTTGGGTGACACAGGGAATCATTTCGATTACGGCTGTTCCTTCATTTGCCACAACGGAAATGCTCAATGATCCATTTGAGTTTGACGATAGTTCATCTAACGGCACAGCATATGTGATGAATGGATGGAAGATTCCTGATGAGGTTATTAACCTCAAAACGAACTTCCGTAACGATGTTGTTCTAGGACGATACACGAATCTGAAAAAGTTTCTCACATACCCATATACAGTGGTGGAAATGACCACGTTCTCAGGTAACCCGATTGTGCTAAAGCCTGAATGCATTCCTAATGAGAACTTGGAAGCTCTGATGATGAGCCATTTCTCACCACCTAGCCCAAGAATCGCATTCATTCCCAAGGGATATAATGCACCCAAGGGATACGATTCTAGCAATAATTATGCGGGAGAATTTCTAGACCTCACTACCGGAATTTTCGACCTACCAACATTCTCCATTGTGAACAATGGATATCTTGGGTTTATGGCATCGAACCGTAATGGTATTGCGTATCAGCATCAGACAGCGGATTGGTCACAGAATAAGGCCACCACTAGCGCACAATACGATTTCATTCAGGCTCAGGCTAATATGTCCGCGCAGGGAGCACTAACGCAGGTTGGTGTAGATGCTGCTAATGCTCACATGATGCAGTTTGAGCAGACTCGCGGGCTCCGTATGGGTCAGGGAATGATTAACGGTTTGATTGGTGCGCGGGGTAACCCATTGGAATCAGCAGCTAGTTTGTTCAACAATGTTGCGAGCTATGGAATTGATGTTAACGATCAAAACAAGAATACGGCTATTAGCAACACAGCAGCGTATAAGAGTAATGATGCTCGCCAAAAGGCTATGGGCACTGTGCGAGACACAAACCTTGAATATGCTAATTTCGCTGCTAAGGGTGATTACGCTAATGCTCTTGCTGGAATTAATGCTCGGGTCCAAGATGCGAAAATGATTCAGCCCACAACCTCCGGCCAAATTGGCGGTGACGCATTCAATCTTGCTGCATACAAGTGGGGTGTATTCGCAAGGCTTAAGACTCTCCAACCGGCCGCAATGGCACTTATCGGAGAGTTTTGGCTCCGGTATGGATATGCGGTGAATCGCTTTGGCGTAATGCCAGCTAACTTTATGGTTATGGAGTCATTCACATATTGGAAGCTCCGCGAAACCTACATCACATCGAGCACGTGTCCTGAGGGCTTCCGGCAGACTATTCGTGGTATCTTCGAAAAGGGAGTGACCGTGTGGGCCAATCCCGCCGAAATCGGCAATATCGATATGGCAGATAATGCGCCACTGGCAGGGGTGACGTTGTGAGCAAGCAGGGCGATTATGCACGCGGGCTCTACGATTCTTTCCGTAGCAATCCCTCACGGGATCGTAAATCTGTTGCTGAGAGAATGTATGAACGGCTCATGGCTGAAATGGCTATGGCGCGGTTCGAATGGCGGGGACTTCCTGACAGCATTGATCAGCGATTCCTAGAGCTGACGCTCTTTCATCAGGCGTTGTCAGTTTTCTATTTCGATAGAGACTATGACTGCTATTTCGCATTGCGAGGCTCTGGCGCTGGACCTATTAACATGTATGACAATCCCACAGTCTTTAAGGTTGTTGGCAACACATTTGTTAATAAGACTCTCCGCGCCACACGTAAGGGTGATAAGGAAGCGGATTGCGTACCCATTTGGGCCAACTTCCTCAGGGTTCCCGATTGGGATATTGTCAAGATTTACGCAACTAAGCTGTCAGAAATTGATAGGACCATTGAGCAAGATATCCTAGCAATGCGCCACCCGTTTATTGTGGCTGTCAATGATAATCAAAAGCTTTCCCTCATGAACGCTATGCGTCAGGTGCAAGAGGGGCAACCAGTTATCTTTGGTATTGAGAACTTGGCTGACGCTCTTGACGCAATGGTCAAGGTTTTTGATATGAAAATTGATAAGGATGAGGTTATCAATCTTCAGCTTGCAAAGTCCAAGATTTGGAATGAGTGCATGACCCTATTGGGTATCAACAACGCGAATCAGGATAAGCGCGAACGGTTGGTTACCTCTGAAGTATCCGCCAACAACTCTCAGGTTCTCTTGGCTCGACAGGTCGCCTTGGACGCACGCAGGGATGCTTGCAACCGAATTAATAAGCGTTACCCAAACCTGAACATCAGTGTCCATTGGAATGTGGATGAAGATAACCTGATGAAAGAAAAGGCAATGGCTGAGGACAATACCGGCACTGAGGCACTTCAGCAAAAGGATGCGATGACCTGATGGGCGTATTTACTATCACCCTAGATGAGATCGAACAGCTCGGGGAAACAATATTTGACGACACTGACGGTAATGTCTACCCGATTTGGGAAGAGGGTTATCGTGAGGGTTTGAATAGGAAAATCATTGACCATTATCGCATGTATGAGATTGGTCAAGAGACCATCGGGCAATTCCGGTTCGCGCTCAATAGGAAGATGCGCGAAATTATGCCTTACTACAATCAGCTTTACAAAACGGTGCAAGAGGAAATTGACCCGTTTAAGACAATGGATTACACCGATCATGGCTCATCGGACTCCACTACTGAGGGAACATCTAACTCCACCACCGACTCAGCTTCACGTGCCGTATCGTCTGAGCTTCCACAGGTCCACCTGTCAGGCAATGAGGATTATGCGACCAACGCTAATGATGTGATTGGCAACGCTGTAACCAATGGAACCTCTAACACGGGAGTCAATGGTACGGTTGACCGGACCGTATCAGGCTCTCAGGGGCATCAGGCAACACTGATGATGCAGTATCGCAAATCGCTTTTGAATATTGATATGAACGTGATTTCAGAACTTCGTGAGCTATTCATGATGGTTTGGGATAACGGTGATGAATTCCACAACGGAGGATATGGTTATGGCTACATTGGCTGGATTGCCCCTACAATTTGAGCCGGTAGGGGCTGTTCAGCCCTTCACTTACCGGGACAATGCAACATATCTCACGATCCTACATGGGATGCGTGAAAAATTGGTTGAGCTTATTGATTTTATCAATAGTTCAAATGTCATAAATAATGACAACCTGAACAACGGTCTCGGTGGTTTGCGTACTGAATTGCTTAAGGCGATTAATGATTTGCGCATTGAGCTTACAGCGCTCATTGAGGGATCGCACGATGAGTCGATTGCCTTTGATCCCACCAATGGCACTCGCCTTGAGGGTTTGTCGACGGTTATCAGTCGCGTATATGATAACCTCAGAATTTATGCATATTTCGCTAAGCAGTATGACGATTTGGAAATGACGGCAGCGGAATATGATGCGTTGCAGTTGACGGCACGGCACTACGATTTGGCAATCACTCATCCAACACTCAATGATGTTCAGGCATAGCAGGGAGATATAGAATAATGGGAGCGACGAATTCCACTCCGGTAAACCACTTTCCACTGTTTGTGGACGATGATAAGCCTTCATGGCTAGGCGATTTTAATTCAGCCATGCAAAAGGCTGAGGACATTTTCAATGAGCAAGCTGCTAAAATTAGTACCATGCAAGGTCAGATTGTTACGCTGCAAGCTCAGGTGGCAGTGCTAGAGGGTGGCGCATAATGGGTTCTAGCACACAGACTGCCACACTGGAGCTTCCTCAGTTTTCCGATGGTGATAAGCCCACGTGGCGTGGGGATATGAATGATGCGTTTAGTAAGGTTGATGACGCTCACGCTAACCATGAGGGTAGGGTTGCTGCCGTAGAGAATGATCTCGCTACCCGATTGGCTGATACGGCGCTGGATAATCGGTTTAAGCTTTCGCTTTACCGAACCACCGGGGCCGCTGATGAGGCTACTGCGATCAATGCCTTTTTGTCGGCAGCATCGCCGCTGGGCGTGAAGCAGATTATTGGTGCGGCCAATATTGGTAGTGCTATCACCGTACCAGCCGGTGTTTTCTTGGACGGTTCAAAAGCTGTATTGACCATCACGGCTAACACCATTTCTGGTGTGATCGCATCCGACAACAGCACTGTTTCCGGTCTCACCCTGATTGGTAAGGGAACCGATTTCAATGCTACGTGGCCCGTTACGCCAACAGCAATCGGTGTCAAGATTAATGGTGTCAATGTCACCGTTCGGGATTGCGCTATCAGTAATGTTTCTGGCGCGAACATTCTACTCAACTCCGGTTCCACCGGCGCCACGATTCGAAACTGCCGTTTGTCGGGCGTGGGTAGTCCCACGATTGCCAGTGGGAACGGCTCTAGTTTTGGTGTGTATGCGCAAGCCACATGTTCGGGTTTGACCCTTACTAATGTGGAAATTTGGAACGTTTCCATTGGTGTGATCACATCATTCGATACCACCTATTTTAGTGCAACAAATCTTCGGATTCACGACATTCCCGGCCAGCACGGGCTATACATTCAGAATGCAACAGGTTTGCATTTGGATAACATCGATGTGCGCAACTGCGCATTGAACGGTGTTAAAATTCAAATGTATGCAGCCAACACTGAGGATGCAACCAACACCACGATTTCCAATATCACAGCTGACAACTGCGGTGATACCGGATTGATCGTGTACTCCACTGATACCGCTCTCACACGGAAATATATGGGCATTGCTATTAGCAATATTGTAGTGTCCAACTCAGTGCGAGGCGTGTATT